CTGAATTAGAAGTTTAACTTTCTCTTCCATTTTTCTACCTCCTTTTTTGTTTTCTTTTAATGCAGACATTGGTGGAATTTCCAAGTCTACATCAAACTCGTCTATAAGTAATCTATATGCCTGTCGCCTTGCTCGTTTTCGCTCCTCATCACTCACCCCCTTAACTTGTGTTCCTCTACCACCAATAACTGCCCTTAAAGCACGTTCATTAAGTTTACCAGTTTTAGGATTTACTAAAGGAGTATTACCTTCTTTATTTAGCCTTATACCACAACCATCAGTCCAAGAGCATGCACCTCTTTCATTAGGCAATAATGCTAGGTGATCTGGCCTATGGTTCTTGGCTATACCAACATACTTTTCACCATTCCACTCACCAGAGATATATTCGTCATCGGTGAATACACCAACACTTACGTCAATTGGTTGGCCTTTCCTTAAATAACTAAGTATTTCTGGATAGACCAACGATGCTTTGTGTTCATTTATCCATACTTCAGCTTTAAGCTTACCATCTTCAAACTTAGTATTGTATACTCTACCAATGACCTGATCATCTACTATATCTGGTGAATTGGCTGATACATAAACACCATCTTTTTGAGGATGTCTGACTATAACTGGTATACCATTCCATGACTCTGGAAACTTACCTAACTCCTCTGCTGGGTGGTATAATGGGCCATGACTGCCATTATGTACTCCTTCTACCATCATTACTACAGGAACAACCAAGTGTTTTTCACCTTGATGCTTCCTAACAGCAATGGTATAAGGAGACATAGCTGTGATCTCACTATAAGTGCTCTCTTTGTTACCTGCTACTCCATTAGCTTGTTTGATTGCACTTACTTCACAAGTTTGCTGATCACCTCCTTCTTTTAGACATCGCTCTAGGGCTGAATTAGCTATTGCAACCCATTGGCGTTTTTCCTTATCCGTTAAACCTTTCTTAAATTCCTCCACATCCTCCACTGTCCAAGGTATCTTAATCACCCCCTTTTTCTGTTTCCACAGGAACTATAGTACATCTACAATTATGAACCACAATGCCTTTTGCCACATAAGACTCATCCTCTTCAACTGATAGATTATGCAATATTCTATCTTTGTATGGTATGTATTTTCGTACATTAAGTATTGGTTGTGGAATGAAACCATAATTACTGTCTATAATAGTTAATTTCAATACTTGATCATCGGTTGTAATATCTTTAGCTGGTTTCCATTCTTTGTTGCCTTCTTTAGTAATAACCAGTATTGGATGATCTTCTGTTACTTCTACTTTGCCAATATCCTTAATGTTTAGCTCAACTACAGAAGGACGTTGATTGGGTATTCGTATAACTTCAGTTACTTTTCTAAATCGGCCTTTATGTGTTAAAACTTTATCACCTACTTTAATATTGCCTATCTTTACCCAACCTTCTGGTGTATAGACAGGCACAAGCCAGCTGATAAAACAATTTGGGTGCTTAGGTAACATACCTTCTACTTCATCTAAGTCAAATACTTGTCCTTCTAAACTTGCACATTCTGGACAAACGTTATATCCAGCTGTAATCCATTCTGCCTTTACCTGAACATCTATTGCCCCCCAGTTACGATATTCCTGTACTTTAGCTAAATGATGTGCTCTTATTATTTCAGTCCTAGCTAACATCTCTGCACGTCTCTTAGCTGGAATAAATCTGCCTAATATGTCTGTTAGTCCTAAATCTCCTGAAGGGCCTGTTATTGTTTTAGTTAACATTCTGGCTATTTCTCTTGGATTTCTACCTTCAGCCATTCCTTGAGCTAATACTCTACTTATTTGACTGGCCATAGCATCTGTTATTCCCTTTAAGTCAGTATATGTTCTGGTGAACACCAAACCCACTCTTTCTAAATAGAAAGGAGAATTAAAGATTACATCTATTTCTGGCAAATTGTCTGGTATAGGATATCCTGCTCGTTTTAATTCCTGTCTGGCCATATAGATGCCTTTCTGAAATGCACTCTGTATAAACTTATTAGTCCAAGCACGTTCTATGGCCTGTCCTAACTGTGCACCTGGTATAACCTCAAGAATATCATTGTCAATTTGCTCCTGTAACCAGTTCAAGAATTCAGCTATCTTATCTTGACTCCTAGGAAAATCATATGCTCTCCTAGGTGGAATATCCTGATAGGTTGATAGCATGCCAAAACAATCCTGTTCAATTATGGCTTTGTTTATCTTTGCACATATTCTATCAAACCTACCACGCATATTCCTGGCAAACTGATTTCGTAATGTGGTAGTGCTTGTTGGATCATATCTAGTTATCAAGGTACGTTTTTCATTTTCACTCAACGTTTGAAGACTCATCTAATAACTCCTCTTCTTCTTCTGTAGCACTACCACGTATGTCCTCATCTATGCCCTTTAGTTGAAGTTCCTTAATAAGGTCTATTTGATCTCTGCCTAGGCCTAAAAACTTCTCATAGAATACATCTGGAGGTATTACGTCCATTGCACCAGGAACCATGAGATAGTCTTTAAGTGCAGTTGCTCTAATCTGTCCTATATCTGCCAATTCCTTTTCACTGGCTGCCCACAGGTCAGTCCATTGAACAGTATAGTCAGTTTCAGGCTTAGCCAAAACACCAAACTCTATACATTTATCTATAAAAGGCCTTAATATGACTGGTTCAGCATATTCCTCTCTGCGTTCCTGTATCATGGAAAGCCAAGTATTCCTATCTTCAGTAGATGCCAACTCACCACGTTCACTACCAGTTAATATCCTTCTAGGAATTCCAGTTACAGCACTAATCATCTGCAATTGAACATCTACATGGTTTCTTGGATCGGATACCTGTTGGGCTAATGCATCAAGACTCACACCTCTATTTACCAAAAATCTTCGCAAACCATGTTCATATTCATCTAATTGCTTTTGAAGTTCAGCTTCGTCTTCTTTTGACATTTCATATCCTTCTGAAACAATACCTTGAAATCCTGGCCTGGCACCACGCCAAAACATCTCTGCGGAACCACCAACTACCTTTTCAAGGTCTAATAATCTGTTAAACACTGCTTCAAGCCTAGGCATACCTTCTATTTCACCTTCAAGTAATTGCCCAGGAATATGAATTATCCTGCTATAATGCACATTTATCGTTATGGTAGATGTGTCTGCTAATTCCAGCGTCAGTTGATATATTTGAGGAAATCCATATCTTTCACTATTAGGGTTATTATCCCATTCTTGAATCTTAGCACTTACTTCTGATAATGGTTTGACATACTTCAATTGTCTTTTGCCTTTTCTTACTGGATTGGCCATATCGGAGATTGACTTCACATCATCAAATCCTAATAGTAAGACACCATAATGACCTAATCCAGCCAGTCTATCAACACGGGCAAATTTAGCTCTTAAGTTCAGTTGAGAATCTAATTTATCCCAACCTTTCTCAAATTCCGTATATCTTTCCTCAGTCTCTATTACGCTAATTTTGCCTCTCCATGTGGCACTAACTGGCCTATCTATAATGGCCTTGGCAATATCCTGTCGTTTGTACTGCGCATAATAATCATCAAAAGTTAAATTCTTAGGATAACCTAAAGCATTGTAAATATCCCGTTCTCCACCATAGGAAAAGCCAAGTCTAGCCAATAGATTGGCCCTGCCAACTATTGCACTTAACGTATTTATTCTTTCCTCTAATGCTTTAACTTTGCTGGTTCTTGGCATGTTTTCACCTACCTATCTTAATATAGGGCCAGCACGTCTTGTAGCTGTTAACTTACTAAAAGCTAAACTTGCTGCGTCCACCTGGTCTTTATATTTGCCTAACGGAAAATACCTGTGTTCCTCTACAAATGCATAATTCCATGGTGCCCTAATTAAAAACACATTACCGTTGTTAACCTGTACACTATATGGGTCTGCTCTATAAACCTTATCACCAGTTGGTTTATCGGCATATACAGAGTATCCTGCTAAATTCCTTATAGTGGCTAAAGCACTATCCTTACCACCACTACCAGGTTCCTGCTCAATGTATATTATCGTTCGTCTGCCGTCCATCTCTGCGGTGTCTTTAATTATCTGTTCTCTTTTATCGGTTGACCATTGACCTCTGACTACATCTAGTATTACAAACTTGTTATTTACGGTCTTGGCCATCTTTACACCGACAGTATAGGCTCCACCGCCAGCAGTGGATGCTTTATCCCAAGCTCGAACGGTTATGGCTATCTTATCTTCTACTTCATCCACTATATTGAAGTTATCCACCTTGAACAACCCACCACCAGCAGGAATAGGGTCTTGTCCTATCTGGCTGGCATATCCGTACTGTCCTAGGTCTATTTCAAGGTTCTGTAATGCATCCCAGTTCATTCTGACAGGATCAAGCAAATCATCTCTATAAAATTGAATTAACTCTGGTGGATTGACTTTATGCCTATAATTCCTTATTTCACCAGGAATGCAAATATTAAAATATTTTTTGTTCTCTTTACTCATAATATGTCCAGCTGGATCATTTTCATGTAATCTCTGTGCAATCATGATAGTAGGAGTTACATTTTTGTTTATCTTACGAGTGGACAGTGTCTGGTCTATCCACCTGTTGGCCTTGTTAAGCTCAATTTCTGATACTGCCCTGTTAGGGTCTATCGGGTCATCAACTATCAATATGTGAGCATGAAATCCAGTCAAGGTACCACCAACTGAAGTGGAATACCTGTTACCACCTACTGTAGTAGAACCATCATAATTCTTAACTTCAATCTTAAAATTAGATTTAGTGTCTTTATCCCGTTTAACGGTTATGTTCGGAAACAATGTTTTAAATGTGTCTGATTTCACTAAATCCCTGCTCAATTCAGCCTGTTCTAATGCCAATGCACCACTATAACTGCAAACTATGAATTTCATCCATGGCCAGTTAGTCCAGCACCATACTGGAAACATAACACTGACCAAGGATGATTTACTGGAACCAGGTGGCAGGTTGATTATCAAATCACCAGCG